GAACTCTTAAATGTTCCAGATAATAGTTTGTATTCACCAATTTGGGAACTATTAGTTATAAATCCACTAAATGTTTTTTCATAAGCTTTTCGAGGTTTTGTAGATATAGTCTGTCCTGAATTACATATTAGAGTAATAGCAGAACTACTTATTGTAGCATTAGCAGAAAGTTCTAAGTGAGTTAAATCAGTTACAGAAGAAATAGTTGTTCCTAAAGGAACTCCTGTTCCTGATACTACCATTCCAGCCTCAAGACCAGCAGTACTGGATACTGTTACTGTTGCATCTGTATCTACTAAAGTAGAGGATGTTAAAATTATTACATTAGGATCAGGAACATTAATAGTATAAGGTGCAACTCCAACACTTAATTTGAAGAATCCAGTATTATTATATAATATATTTATATTTCTTAATTGTAGTTTTGCAGTTTGTACTGCTGTATCTTCTGCTTTATATAGAAACCTAGTAAATTCATATTTGAATAGAAATGGTACACCTGCATATATAGTATCTCCTGCTGCTATCTGTGTATCAACATCTACCTGTGCAACCTTCTGTGCATTCTGATTTACATATACTATATCAGAAGGTAATTCTATAGTAGGAGTAACTACAGCCACAGTTCCGCTTGTACTTGTAGAAAAGCCGATTGTAGGTAGAGAAGTATAACCACTTCCATTATTAGTAATAGTTACAGTAGCTATTTCACCACTTCCTCCTACAGTAAAAGTTCCTGTAAATCCAGTTCCTCCACCTCCTGAAACAGTTAAATTACCTGCGGTATATCCTGTTCCGGCTGTAGTAATTGTAAGATCCTTAACGCCTGTATAAGGAAGATCAGAGAATGTGTCTACACTTGTAGAAGATTTTATCTTCACTCTTCTATCTAGAAGAACTGGAGTCTTATCTTCCATAACTGCAACAGAAGAGTCGGTAGAAAGATTTACATTTTCTAAATATACACCATCTGGTCTACTAATTAATATCTGTAATGTTGAGCCTATAAATTGACAGTTAAGTATTTCATCAGTAAAATTCCATACTGACCAAGATGATTGAATTTTATCTTGAGCTTGCCAATAATATTTATATATGTACAAATTCTGTTTTTGTGTACTACTTTGACAAACTAGAATTGACTCGTTACTTGAAGATACTAAGTTAGTTATTTTTCCCGGTATATATTGTGGAACATGGGAGGTTATTTCCACAGCATCATTTACTTCTTTTCTATTATCTACAAAATATTCTCTAATACCAGAGAATTCTCCTCTTTGAAAAGCAAAGAAAACATATCTTCCTACTGATACAGGTTTAGCACGTGCATCTGTTTCAAATTGTGTAGTTACATCTATAGAAACAGTAGCAGGAGAAAGGGAACCTTGATCTCCTAATCTAAACTGTTGAAGTTCTGAGAAGAAGAGAAGTGATTCACTAAAAGGTACTGCATGTTTAAGAAGAGAGACTTTATCATTTGATACTGTAACATCTATCGGGTTACTATCTAAACCAGTTATCACAGTTAGAGGGAAAAAGTTGTAATAGTTTCCAGCCTCACTAAAAATTACATTCTCATCATTTAAAAATCCAATTCTATTTTTATGGAAAAATATGTCAGTTATTGTACCTCCCACAAAAGATGGAAATGGATTACCATTATCATCACCAGCTAATCTTGCATTCCATCCAATTCTTGAGTAGTCAGTATTAGAAGTACCATCAACAGTCCTACTTGCATCTGTAGTATTAGTAACTGCTTCAAATACAAATGTTATTCCTAAAGGATTTGTAGAAGTTATTTTAGAATCATCAAATAACCTGACTAACCTATGTGGCATAGTCTCGAAATCAAAATGTTGATCTAAGGATGGTCCGATGCACTCTTTCCATACTCCTTTCCCTAAATCATCTGCTTCATATTTAACATAGAAATCATCTTCTTGTTCAGTATCATCTCCTGATACTTTAGTAACAAAATCTTTAGGAACATTCTCGGCAGGTAAATAAGAAAAACTACGAACCGAACCTTCTCCTATTGCACCCTTTACAGCAAATATATCTGTATCACCATGAGAGTCAGTTGTGGTAATGGAAAAATCTGAAGTATGTTTGAAATGTAATACACTACCATTTAGTGTACAAGTCATACCTTCAGGCATACCTCCAACATCATCAAATCCATTCCAATGATCTGCATCAGCATCACCATCTTCGTTCACATTTTCTGCTGGTTTCCTACCACCAAAACCCGTCTTTTTTAACTCTGCGGCATCTGTGGCATCGAAAGATCCCCATCCAGTCCCATCAAGAGCACTATCTCCAACTTTTAATACTTTTGCAATAGTATCAGTACCAATATATTCTTGGTTTGTTACTGGTTGTGTGGCTGGAGTTTGATAAGCAACTTTATAAAATGTACTACCAACTTTAATTTTAATGACATATTTACTATTAAATCCACCTTGTTTAACATACACTAAAGCTTCATAAGAACCAGAAGCTAGTCCATCTGAACCACGTGAAGATAGGTAATCACCACTATCTTGACGAGATGTCTTATTATTTGCACCAGCACGTGTAACTACTTTATTATTGGAAACAAAAAAGGTGGTATCGGTAACTGTAGTAGCCTTAACTTCTGTTGCAAAGTCGGTTACTTCAGAGAAATACGTAAGGTGGGAATCAGCTAATGTAGCAAAGGTGGGAGTTTGAGCATTATTACTTCCTTGTACAGGCATCTCATTACCTGCACTATCAAATATTTTTAAGAATTTTGTTGTTCCAGATTTACCTAAAATCATAGTGTATGATTCATTCTCATCTCTACGGATAGAATGAATAAGGTAAGAACCAGTAGGTGTGAAATTTAATTTTTGAATTACTTCACTACCGGGTCTTTTTTCTAATCCTTTAGCTACTGAAGCGAGGCCATTCTCCTGAATTTCCCCTTGTGAAGGTAATCTTATTTCTGGTGGTTGTTGAGATACACCATTAATAAGATTAGGTATTGATTTGGAAACTAATGCCATATTATGTTAGTGTAGAATTAGTTGTATTTACATGTCTATCTAAATGACGGTAAGTGTCGTATTGATCAAATATAGTATAATCTCCTACTTCTGCTTCTGCCTCTCTTAGAGCAAAAAGAGCATTCTGTTCTTCATCTGCTTGAAGTTGTGAAAGAGTTGATGATCCTAAAATATTTTCTTGAAATTTTCTAGCGGCTCTTAAAGTTATAAATCTTCTAGCATTCTCAGGTAGTTGATGGAATTCTAAAAGAACTACTATATCTGTTTCAATATCTTCTGTGAATACAAAAGAATTTTTAATTCTATCATATAATTTTCTATCTCTTTCCACTACATCTGTATTATAATCTCTAAGAACTGAGGTCACATCTACTTTCAAACAATTTAAAGGTAAATTTATTATACCGTCTGAGTTTTTTGATAGTGTGTATCTTATATCTGTATTAAAAGTCCATCCTCTTGATTGTATTTCTCTACTCACATTATCTAAAGTAACTTCAGCAATTTCTGCTTCCTGTAATCCTGATCCTAATGTGTTCACAGGTGCTTCACCTATACCAATTAGAATTGAATTTACAGCGTCTAATTTTGAAGTGGATGTTAATGTTGCCATATATTTTATATAAGAAAAGAGGGCAGAGCAGGAGGCAATGGAGAGAGGAAGGTCCACTCCGTTTGGAAGAGAACCTCCTGTTGCCCTCTATTTAGTTTATGCAGTAGCAGGAGCCATCAGTGCTACAGCCATTGCTGGACGTAGTACGTTATGACCCATTGCATATTTGGAAACGATTAATGTTCCCTGACGGTTGACCATATAATCAGTCTCTACCGAAAGGTCTAATAGTTTCACAGTTGCTACTGCATCTTTATGCATGACTAAGGCACGAACTTCCGCACCGTCATCACCATATCCAGAAGGTAAGTTATAAACACTTGCCCTAGCAGATTCAGGAGAAGCTAAAGGTGCAACTCCAGTAGTTGTTCCAGCATCACTAGATACTGTCCAAAGGCTACTTGTCCAAGCAGTGTCATCGCCTGTACCAAGATGAGGAGTTCTAACTACTGGAATTCCTGCAATAGTTGGAAGATCTACATCTTTGACTGAACCACTTCCACCTACATCCTGATTGAACAGGTGCAAGTTAGCAGTAGTTTCACCATTAGTCTGTGATTTAAACATATTGTAGTACAGATCTGTTGCACAGACACATACTAAATCGTCTAAAGGCGCACCAGCAGCTTCTAAGATACGCTTCGCTTCAATCACTCCTTCCATGAAATACATAGACTTCATAGAGTTAGCAAGAGTTGCGTATTGATAGTTAGCTGTGAAATCTTCATCATCCCAAGCTACGTTCTCTTGAACCAAAGCTGCAACCTTCGTCTTATTAGTCGATAAGGCAGCTTTAATAGCCATTCTGAGGATGTTCTGATCGGCTGCTTTTGCCAGACCATAGGCAGCTTCCTGCGTATAAACTGAGCGTATATCATATTGAGACATCGCTTCATCAATATTAGGGATGAATTGATTTACAATCAAGAGATCGTCAATAGTGACAATTCTCTCAGTTTGTGCCGCAGTAACTGCTGGAACGATTTCAGTTCCTGGACTATGATAAGCTGCGGTACGATGCTTACCTGTCATAATGAACTGTGCCGATTTACCCTTCTTAATATTTCGGGTTCTCGTATAGTTCATCATTATATTTTTGGTCTGAAAGGCGGTCATAACTTCGCCAGCATAGAGCTTTAGATATAGACTCCTAGCATCACCTGTCTCGTTTACCTGACCTGACCTGTGACCTACATAAGTTTGTGCCATATTTGAATTTAATTGAGATTAAAATTAACTAGTTTTAAACTAGCACGATTAAAGTTACGGACTCTTACTCTATCGTTCTCAATTAAAGTTATCCTCCTCAGAGGGCAATAATCTTGTTCTGATGTTTCATTTCCGTATTACATAAGGTTAGAAGATCCTAGTTTCCTAGTCACTTCATCCCTAAAAGCAGGATCACTAAGGTATCTAGGATCTCTCATAGCTTCAGACATTTGAGATAATGAACTGAAGGTTCCTGAGCTTGATCCACCTGTTGATCCTTGCAATAAGTTTGGCGAACTTCCGTTTGCCATTTGGTATTGAGCGTTGAGAGACTTAATAGCGAATAAGCTATCGTTTTTATTAGTACTCTCTAACGCTCTGTTGAATGAATCTATTTCTTCTTGAGCTAGATTATCTCCTGCCCATGTTACAAGCTCCTTATACTTCTCCTGACCTCCTACAGAGTTATATGCTGTCTCTGTAAGTTTATCTGAAATAGCTTCTTGGCCTTGTATCCATGAGTTTACCATCTCAGTAGATATACCTTTGCTACCAAGTTCTGTGTATGACTCTGGAGATAATTCTCCTTTTTCTAAATACTCATTAGCATATTTATTATAATCTAAACCTGCTTCTGCTAAGGTTTTCTGAGCTTCATCTACTTGTGTTTGTTGTTGAGTAGAAATTGGAGT